CAGGATAGTTTCATCCACGGCCATCGCCCCCTTTCGTGACCGGCAGGTCAACGGTTTTGATGTTGAAGACCGGCAGTGCGCAGCAGCGGCACTGGTAGTCTTTGCCGGGGTGACAGCGCCGCCCGGTCTTTTCATCGACCACCGGCGGGTCATCCCAGCGGAACCGCTTGTGGTTCAGCGCAGCATGGCTTGGGCGGACGCGGCTATCGCCAGAGGTTGACCAGACGTACTCCACCACGCCTGCGTCCTGCTGTTGCTGCTGGGTGATGTCACCGTTCAGCTTGGCGATCTGGTCGCGGGCAAGCAGTTGGGCGTGCCGCCGGTCTACGCTGTACGCCCGCTGAATCTGCTTGACGATGGCCGTCGTGGTTTCGCCGTTCCGATAGCCCTCCAGCACGATCTGGCGCATACGCCCCAGACTTTCCTGCGGGATGGTCTTGATGAGCGCCACGTTATCCTCGACCCAGCGCTCCATCATCGTTCTGTACAGCTCGCCGGTGTAGTAGTCATCCATCAGGTCGATGCCCAGCGTGGACTTGACGGCTTTCTTCCACTCACGGATGCTCAACTTCCGCGTGAGCTTTGCCATAGACTCGATCTTGCTGCGCAGGCCAAACATAGAGGTGCGCCGCTCCAGCTCCACGGTCATCTTGGAGAAAACCGTTTTGACCTTTGCAATCAGGTCTGAAGCGTCATCATGGCGCTGACCAGCTTCACGCTCTGTGCGGGCTGCGTCCCTGATCTCCGGCAGATACTCCTTCAGCAGTTCGTTCAAGATACGGATGTAGGCATTGGTGAGCCGCTGGAACTCGCGTTCCGCCTGCACAGGGTACTTGGATGAATATTTGCATATCAGGTTATCGTGACTGCCGAAGCGGTGGCGGAGCAGGTCTTGTACCATGTGTCCGTGGACGGTATCATTCACTGTTTTCGCCTCCTTTTCTGGTTCCGAACAGCAAAAAAGCGGCGATTTGCACCGCCGCAGTTGAGATTATGGCTTAATGCCCTCTGAGAACTTCTGATGAGTGCCGGGAAACGTCCCAAATGTGCTTGTGGGATAATTTTGTGTCAGAGGGTTGAAAGCCGCTGGATGGCTTTATTTGCGGCAGTTGCAAAAAGTCCCTGCCTGATGCTCGGCCCCGCGCCCGCACCGTTGGCAAATTTGAACGAAGTGAAAATTTGACAACAGGTTACGGTTTGGTTGGGTAAGGTACGGTTATAGTCGGACGCTCCGCCGGATTGTCCGGTGGACGTTCCTGCGGATTTTGGCCTGTTTTCGGCCATTTTTGAATATTTATCCAAAAACAGGTGGATATATTCCAAAAACAGCCAATTTCGGGCTTTGCGTTTTCCGACCATTTCGGTGATTGCGGTGGAAAAGCGGTTCTTTTCTGGTTTACAATCACGTTGAGGCCGGTTTACATTTCGGCAAATCAGTCGGTTACGACCAATATGATTGCCGGGCCATTGACCTGAACTGCGGCATCCTCATAAGGCGCAGCCACCGTGGTGTCTACGCCCTCCCTGCACCGCAGTTCATCCACAAGGTCTTTCGTCGGAATCTGGGATAATGTCATGGTTGCTCCCTCCATCATGCCAGTTCCTTGCACAGCAGGCGGAAGGTTTCCCGGCCCTTCGGGGTGATGAGCGTCTGGGTTCCGGCCCAGTCGTTGTGCCGGCCCTTGCCCTCTTTCACCTCGAACAGGCCGTTGTTCTTTGCCGCATACGGCATCAGCTTGTTCTTCTGGTCGCGGTAGACATACTTATGGTCGAGCAGCCAGCCGATGAAATCCTTCTCCTTGATGCCCAGCTCCTTGGCAGTTTCGCGGAAGTTGGTCAGCAGGTTCCGGGCCACCAGCTCGTCGAAATACTCGGCCTTCGGCTGCATGATCTGGTTCTGCGCCGTCAGCTCCTTGATGCGGGCATCGCGGTCGGTCAGGGTCTTCTGGGCGACCAGCAGCGCCTTTGCCATAAGCTCCTGCGGGGAAAGCTCCTCCTGCCCGGCGATGTAGCCGCCGTTCTTGCGGATGCTGGGCAGCACCACGGCCGTGACCCACTTGCGGAAGGGTTTGGCCTCCGGCTTATCGCTGCGCAGGATGACGTTATACAGGCCGGACTCGCTGATAATGCTCATCATCTGCGAACCGCCAAGGGTGTAAATCTGACTGACCCCCTTTTCATCGTCATCCAAGCGGTCAGAAACCATGCGGCTGTTGCTGAGGCCCAGCACATCGCACACATCCTTCAGGACGAACCACGGTTCGTCGTTGATGCTCATGGTGCGCACCAGCTTGTTTTCCTCGTACTTGAAAATCGTAACTTTGTTCATAATCTATCTCCGTTCCGTTTTCTGAGATGGGAAATTCGGACAAAGAAAAAGAGCGGTGGTTTCCCATCGCTCTAAAATGTTGATGATATTTTTAATGGTCAGTAAATATGTGTACCTGCAGCGGCCCCCATTTTCTGGTATCCTGTGCGGGCGGCGGGGGGCGGAGAATCCGGCTTTCTGATAATCTTACCAGAGGCTTTCTTCTCGATTGCTTCGGCCCTTTTCATTGTAGGATTTTCCTGCAAGTATTCCAGACCTCTAAGGGTGAGTCGTACACTGGAAACAGACGTGGCTGTTTTGCGACCAACGCTCTCCCTCGCACACACCACTTCGATGTAATTTTCTCCGGCGAGCATCGCCAACAATGAAAGCCACCTCCGTTCGGAGATGGCCATTGTTTTTGCAGATATGCAATTCATATCAGGTTCATCGTAATCCAGCGCCTTTTCCAGATACCGCAGGATGCGGTAGATGACTCTGAAGTTGTCCATGCTCACTCCACCTGCTTTCCAGCAGCCCATGCCGCGCGGGCTTGGTTCAGGCTCATGCGGTTCTCGCAGTCCTCCTCATCAGGAAGCTCCTCCTGATAGCGGTCATGGAACCACTTGCAGACATCGCAGACATCGCCGTCATCGACAAGTTCGGTCTGCCCGCATACCGGGCATTTAACTGCCTTGCTCATCGTCTTCCTCCTTCAGGTCCTTTTCCCTATTGAACTCGTAATACTTCATGGCGACTTCGGGCTGTGCCTCGCCAGTCTTTCGGTTGCACTTGGCTTTCATGTAGGTTTTAAGCAGCCCACCGGGAACACCGGTTGCGTACTCTGTCGTTTTGGTGTTGAACCGAACAACTACGCCACCAGGCCGAGCATAACCAATAACATCACCGCCACAAGGCTGCTTCAGAAAGTCGATGCCCTTCTGCTGGTATTCCTCTTTCGTCGCAAAGCCCATCTCAGCCAACCCGTGGCGGGTGGCATGATCTTCAAGCCTTGCAGGAGAAGCAAACCCAGTGCAGGGGACGTTTTCGCCTTCGGGAGATACCGCAGGCCCGCTTTCGGTGGAGCCAGAGCTGCTACCCTCGCCCTCTGCGAACTGCCCGTTTTCATCCCGTGGGTGGTCGGCTTCGTTGAAGTCCATCCTATCTTTCATCTTAGCATTTTGTGCATCCGATGTCAAACCGGGATTTGACGATAAAACGTCGAGCAGCGTGGTGATGCTCTGGGCAAACGGCGGGAACAGACGTTCCGGATTCTGAGTGGACAGCTCGGCCACCTTTTCGGCGGTGATGAACCCCGGAGAGGTCATCTCGCCATCAGTGCACCGGATGCTTCCGTCAAAATCCGTGCAGAGGAACACATGGGACGGGCAGTACGGCGGTTTCAGGTCGCTCAGGAAGGCTACCGGCATGAGGTCTTTCGGCGTGATGCCGAACTCCTCCTGCGTTTCGCGGATGGCGGCATCTTCCGGGGACTCCCCCGCCTCGATATGACCACCCGGTCCGCCAACAGAGCCGCCCTTCAGGCGAGTGCCACAGAGAAACCGGCCATCCTGCACAACGAGAACGCCGACACCACGGTCAGTGTCGGCGGCATCGGTATTGGTGGTCGGCGGAGTGGCCGTAGGTGCTACGGTAGCGCTCTGTTCCTCGCCGCCCGGAGCCTGCCCCTGCTCAATGTTCTTCTGGGCGGCTTCCACGTCGCTCATGGTGCTCGACTCAGTTCCCAGCAACGACTGCAACAGATCATTCTCGTCATCCTCGGAGATGATGTCTTCGACATCAAACTCCTCATCGGACGCAAGGCGGCGGCGCACCTCGGTGGGGTCGAGCGCCTGCATATCGACGTATGCCTGCGCAGTCTGGGCTTTGACCAGTGCGGTCTGGGCCTTAGTCTGGTCAACCGTGGCCTGTTCCGTATCACTCAGGCTCCACAGCGGGTTGAACTCCAGCTTATAGTCGGGTTCCTCCGTCACGTCACCAGAGGCGATGCCCGCCCGGAACACAATGTCCAGCAGTGTGCGGAGGTTACGCTTCAGCATCAAGCGCTGAATCTTCTCCACAAAGTTGTAATAGCTCTCGAAGTCACTGTCGCCGGTGGCGTTCATGCCGGCCGGTGAACGGCCAAACAGAATCGTCTGGGGGATGTTCGTCAGCGCGGACAGCATATTGCAGGTCGCGTCGATGACATCCTTGACACCGGAAAACTGGAACGTCTTGAAGTCGTACTGCTCTCCCTCGGAGTCAATGGCGATGCTGTTCAGCAGACCACGGGAAGTGTCTACAAGCTGTAGGCGCTTCAGCACTTGGTTCTCGCCGTCATCCGTGGTCAGCAGAGAAGCAAGACCCTTCAT